AGCCCCCTGCCGAAGCCGCTCTACCTGCAAAGCAAATTAAGCGGAAACTCGATATCTAACCGTTTGCGTGAATGCAAATGACTTGCAATTGCAAACCGCCATGCCAAGACTCTGAAGGGGCGAACTGATGAAGCACTTAATCAATGTCGATGAACCCGCTAAACTGATCCGTGCCGACAGCGTTGCCCAATTTGGCGAGGGATACCGGCAAATCTCAGGTCCAGAAATCGAGCAAGGCCACGTGTCTGATTTAGTTAGGCGGGCAAAGGCAATGCCTGCGGCTGAGCAGGCAAAGCTGTTTCTCGTAAACGTTGGCGGCGGCGTGCCTCTTTCGATTGCTGAGGTCGAGGAGCAGCTTGCTTCGGGAACCGGCGGTGGGTGGGTAGTTGGAAACGGTTAGGCGCAACATGATCCGCTTCATCCTTCGCGATTGGCTGGTTGGCCACGGCTACCTCTTCCGTCGCCAAGACCCTGAGGGGGCGAACTGATGCCGCGGGTGTTAGCAAAGATCGGTGATCGCGAAGTCGTATACGCAAGTTTTTTGATAATACCTGATGGAGATGAGGCAACGATCTACCCATTTGATGACGATGAAGAGTTTTTATTGATAGTCAAAGTCGTTGTTGATGATGAGGCCAAGCCAGGAACTAGGCGAACATATGACGATGACATTACTAGATTGACACACACTCGTCATTGGGCAGATGGCGGCGCAACTGGAAACCTGAGTAGGAACAGCTTCGCGAGCGACGAAGACTTCTCATATTATATTGCTTTTTCAACAATTCCTATAGGCAGGCAAGACAAATTCGCGATCCAATTTAACTATGTTGTTTCGCGAGAAAAGAAGCAATGAGCCGCGAAACAAGGCCGCTGCCAAAATACATTACAGGCGTTCACAGCAATAAGGCTATTGGCCAGAAAATAGCGGATGCCTCTATTGAGGAGGATCTGCCAGCCTCCGATGCCGAGCAGAACTACGACGACCGTGGCCCGCCTGGGCCGCCGGCCGGTTCGACACCCTTGGGACGCAAGCTCGCTGCGAAGCGCATCAACGAGCACGTCAAATCCTTCTACAGCTTCGCCAATACGCTCGGCGCCGCGACCATCGGTGCTGCCTACATCGTTCCTGCGGTAACCAATGGGACTGACAAAGTTGGACTTGACGGGCCGAGTTGGGTTGCCGTCGGCGTCTTCCTACATATCATCGGGCATCTGGCCCTCAGACTTTTCATGCGCAGCGAGGAGTGAGCCATGTCGCTTACGTTACAACTTGTTGCCGGTGCTGGAGTTTTCGTCGTCGGTAGCTTCTTTTTCCTCTGGAAAATTACGTCGTCATTCGACAGGAAGTACCCAACACGTCCAGAGCCGGCACCCGCCGAAGGGCAGCGGGCGGTGCGGGGTTGATGCACGACGCGACCTATGGCCCCTTAGTAGCTCGGCACGTTGTTGACCAACGTCGCCGTCACAGCCCGGCCGAGCGTCATGTCCCGCGCAGCCTGCCAAGCGAAGGTCGCCTGTACCCCATTCGGGCCGGTGACCGGCGTCTTGGCGCGGGGCAGGTAGACCGCGTGCACGGTGAAGACGAGCGAGCGGCCGGCGTCCGTGATCCAGCCGAAGGTGAGCTCCACCGGCGTGCCGGCAGTGGCCTGGTCGAGCAGAACGGTGTTGGCGAACCGGCTCGTGATGGAGCCGTTCATCATCACCATGCCGGGGTCGGCGTCCTCGATCCGGCCGTCGCCGCGGATCACCTCAACCTTGTCGAGCTGGTTCGAGTAGACGAAATCGGCCGAGACGACGGAGCCCAGCGCCACGCCGCCGCGTGTGATGGCGCCCTGGAAGGGCGAGAAGCGCTCCACCGCGGCCTCGGCGAGCGTGCCGGCTGCAGATGATCCCAGCTTGGTCTCGCCCTGAGCGATTAGCCCCAGCGTCGCGGTGAGCAGCCCGGAACGCTGCATTTGGACCCGCATGGTGTTGCCGCGGACGCCGAAGTTCTGGCCGTAACTCGGGACTTCCGGCAGGCCGACCTCGATCGTCATGGACGGCAACGCGATGGCGCCGGAGCGGAACTCGTGCGTGCTCATGCCGCCGTCCGCGGTGGTGACCGGCGCGCCCATGAAGAGCTTCAGCCAGTTGCCGAAGTTGCGCAGATCGATCGGCACGACCACGTCGCCGTCGTTGTTCACGACGTCGCGCGAGGGCGGCAGCGGCTCGCGCCCGTAGCCGAGCAGGTCGGACGGGATGAGGCCCTGCTCTTCGCCGAGGTTCGACGAGACGAACGGCAGCTTGCGGTAGCCGCTCGACGGCGGCGTCCCGTAGATGCTCTCGAAGGCAGCCGCCATGATGGCGTTCGCGCCGCGGGCTCGGGCCATGGTGCTCTCCTGGGGTGGTTCAGTTCAGGGGATCGGTGACGCCGTAGACGGCGACGATCGTGACGAGGCCCGAGCGCGAGACTTCGGCGCCCTCGGCGGTCAGGGGCTCGGTCGTGGCAGCCTCGACCATGACGTAGTCGCAGAGCCCGCCGAGCGTCTGGTCAGCCGCGACCGCTTGCCCGACTTTCTGCATCATCGCGTCGAGACGGGTCTCGGCCTTGACGGTCCTTGTCTTGTTAGCCGCGAACTCCACCGGGATCCGGTGTTCGTAGACCCAGGTCGTCGGGTTCAGGCTCACCTCTGGTTCGCCTGGATCGCCGTCGTCGACGTTCACATAGCCGCCGGCCGGAATGGTCTGCTGCTTGACCTCGTTGCGGTAGTGCGAGGCCTGGGGCAGCGCACCGGCAACGAGATCGGCCACTGCCTGGATCACCTGTTCGCGCTTGCTCGGCATCAGCAGATCACGCGGATGGTGACGGGCGTGCCCGACGGTGCCGTCTCGAAGGCGCTGTTCGTCGCCAGGAGGGTGCCGCGCGAGCGCTTCACGATGACCGTGGCGCCAGACAGAGTCTGAGCGGTCACGCCGCCCGCAACCATCTGATCGCCTGACCAGCTGATGATCACCTGGACGTCCGGCGCTACGGAGCAGGCCGGCCAGGCGAAGGTCGCGACGCCGCTCGCGTTCGCGTTGGCGGTGTAGCGTTCGACTCGACGCGGGGTGCCGGCTGGTCCTTGGTCGCCCTTCGGCCCCATTAGCCCCTGCTGGCCGGCATCGCCCTTCGGCCCCGCCGGACCGGGGTCGCCTTTCGGTCCAAGCAGGCCAACTCCGGCAGGCCCCGGGGGACCGCTCGCACCTGTCTCCCCCTTCGGACCGGCATCACCCTGCTCGCCCTTGTACCCGCGCAGGCCGCGCTCACCCTGAGGCCCGGCTGAGCCGTCCTCGCCGGCCTCCCCCTGCGGCCCGGGCGGCCCGGCGGGACCTTCCGGCCCAGGGGCGCCCTGCATGGTCCGCATGCCGTAGCCGACATTGCGGGCGTCGGCCGGCCCCGCGAACGCGAGGACAACCGCGAGGGTGAGCGAAAGAAGCGCGCGCATCAGCCGCCGCCGACGCCGTAATGCATGTCGGCGAAGCAATCCCCTTCAGGGGTGCCGACGGTCTTGGCCGAGATCCAGTTGGGCTTGCTTGTGCCCATCGTCGTCTCGGTGAAGGGCAGGTAGAGCAATCCCTTAGTGTCCGACACCTGCTCGGTCTCGTTCATCACGCCCATCACGCGGATCGGCACGTTGCAGACGACCACGATCCGGTACGTGGTGGCGCCCTCCGGGCGCGTGACCGCAAACCGCTTCGGCGTGGGCCCCAGGCCCGTGAGCTGGATGGGATCACGATGCAGCCGCGTGAACGGCATGCTCATGACGACGAGCGGCGCGCTCAGGCCGCCCGTCACCCTGCCGTCCTTGTCGTAGATCGCCACCGGCTGGAGCGTCACGCTCGTGGGAACACCCGGAGCGACGGCCGGCGGCGGCTCGGAGGCGGCCGGGCCAATGCCGATGACCAGCGCGAGGATCAGGAAGAAGGAACGCAGCATCGGCAGCCCCTTGTGCTCAGGCGGTCCAGTTGCGGGCGATCAGGCCCGGCACGCGCGCGGCCCATTCCTTGGCGGTCGCCTCGATGTCGAACCGCTTGCGGAGCTTCGCCTGCCGCACGAGGACGAAAATCACGACGAACTTGCGCCCCGCCGCAGGCCCGCTCTCCCGGATCGGCCGGAAGGTCTTGCGGCCCTGGAAGCGCGCTGCCTGCCGCCGGTAGAAGGCGTCGGCGACGAGCACGCCGCCGGACCGGGTCGGCACGAACCGGAGCTTCACGCCGGTCTCGCGCTCCCAGGAGGCTGGGGTGAGCCGGTAGCCTGTCGTTCCCTTGGCGCGCTTGGCCGAGACTTGGCGCGCGCCGGCATCGGGCGTCGGGATTGCGAGGAACTTACCGGTCTTCGCCGTGATGGTGACGCCGCGGTCGAAGGCGTCGATCAGCTTCGGTGCGTTGGTGCGGACGTAGGCCGCTGCCTCGATGCTCTCGCCGCTCTGCGGGTACACGGTGCCGCGCCAGGAGTTGGCGAGGCGCTGGCCAAGGCCGCCGGACACCACGTCGGCGCGAAGGTCGCCCTTCAGCCCGTCCGCGGCCTGGCGCATGCCTGCGGTGACCGACTTGGCGACCTGGACCTCCTGCCCCTTCATCAGGGCCGGCACGTCCGGGACGGTGACGCCGAACCTCACGGCTCGGGATCGTCCGGCCGAACGGCCGAGACCTCCAGCGTGCGCACGGCGCGGCGCCGGTCGATCGATGAGTTGCCGGTGACCTCGACGGTCTCGGCGATGGCGCCGTCGCCGTCGAGGATGTCGACCTGGTCGCCCCTCGCCGGCGCGGCGACCTCGGAGAGCCGCACGTCGAGCAGCATGGCGTCGAGGTCGAAGCGGCTGTCGCCGAGGCCGACGATAGCCTCGGGCGACTTCCGGATGACGCGGACGGAGACGCCGTCGGCGCCCCCACCCACGCGCCAGATCGCGTCGACCGCGAGGTGCGGATCTTCGAAGATCGCATCCGTGGCCATCGCGAAGGCGTCCATCAGGCGCCGCGCAGCGCCTTGATGACGTCGGCCTTGGTGCCGGCCTTCGAGACGTCGACGCCGCGCTCCAGCGCGATGGCTTCGAGCTCGGCGCGAGTCTTGTCGTCGAGGTCGGCTGGCAGGTCACCAGCACCGCCGTTCGGGCGCTGCCCGCCGTCGGCGCCGCCCGTGCCGCCCTCCCCGCCCTGCTGAGGCCCACCAGGGCCTTTCTCGCCGGAGATCGCCCTGCCGTCGTCGGCGTCCTTGGCGACGTCGTGCGTGCCGGCAGCGAGCGCAGCCTGCGCCTCGTCCCAGCCCATCGTGATGACGTCGGTCTTGCCCTTTTCGACCAAGCGCATGCTGGCCTCCTCTGAGTTGGAGTTCCCCGGCGGCGAGGCCGCGCAACGATGGGGGTCGTTCTCGCCGGCCGCAGCGGGCCGGCGAGGGAGCCGTCAGGCGTCAGTTCGAGGTGGTGCCGCGCACCAGCAGAGCCGGACGCTTCACCAGCGGGAGCGGGTTGCTCTCGGTGTGAACGTCCATGCCCTTGCCGAACTTCTTCGGCTCCAACGGAGCGACGAAGACCTCGGCGTCGGCCACGTTCGGCGCCTGGTTGACCGAGCCCCAGAAGTCCGGGGGCGCCCAGTAGTTGGTGAAGGTGTCGTTCGTGCCGAGCGGGATAAACCGGACATCGCCGGCGGGGATGAACCGCTGCGGCGCCGACACGCTGCCGTCCTCCTGCACGAAGGAGGCCGAGCCCCGGTACTCCTCGAAGGTGACCCCCTTGAAAGGGAACGCCTTGCGCACGCTGTTGCGGTTCGGGTCCTGGTTCGGGGCCGAGGCGTAGTACTTGTAGGCCTCCTTCACCGAGGCATGGCTGGTGAACTTCGCCATCCACTCGGGCGAGGCGAGCGCGTGGACGCCCGTCATCGACTCGCCCAGGAGGTTGTCCTCCATGAAGCCGACCACCTCGTCGATCTTGGCGCCGACGTCCGTCGAGGAGGTGCCGAGGGTGAAGTCGACCACCTTCTCTTCGACGCCGAAGGCTTGGAACAGGTTGAGCAGCACGCTGCCGTCGCTGTCCCGGATGATGCCCTTGATCGCCCCCATGCGGAGGTTCTCCAGGGTGATCGCGTGCTTGCGGCGCATCGTGATCAGCTTGCGGTTCACGAAGCCGAGTACGGTCTCCAGGGCGGCCGCGGACAGCCCGCCACCGCCCGTCAGCGCCAGCATGTTCTGCACGTCGGTGGCGAGCACCGAATCCTCGTGCGGGATGTGCGGCACGACGAAGGACTTCGGCTTCACCCGGCCGCGGGTGCCGAACGTCGCCGGACCGCCACGAGGACGGGTCGGCAAGAGGTTCAGCACGCCGTTCTCGATGATCACGGTGACCGAGGTCGTCGCGATCGGCTCGGGCGTGAACAGACCGAGCTCGTTGATGCGGCCGTAGCTGTTCGGGACCAGCGAGACGGCGGCGGTGAGCGAGGAGGCCGAAAAGCTCTCCTGATTGACGATGTCGAGGATCAGGTCGGGCATGGGTCAGGCCCCTTCGCGGGTGATGATGCCGACCTCGCGGAGCTGAGCGATCGCCGCTGCCCGCTTCGGTGCATCGTTGATGGTCGGCCCGTAGGTGAGGCCGTTGTGGGAGACGGTCGCCTCACGAGAGAGGACCACGGCCTTCGCGTCGGCGCTGGTGGCATCGACGGCGAAGAGCAGGACCGCGACGGCGGTTTGGCCGCCATCGGAGCCGGTAGCGGTCGCCGGGACGTACTTGCCCGACGCCGTGAGCTTGCCGAGCACGGCGCCGGCCAGCAGCTTGCCCGCGCCACTGGCGATGATCGCCGTGTCGCGCGAGCGGTAGGACGGCTCCTCTTCCTTCAGGAAGTCGGAGGCGACGATCGCGGTCTCGAGGAGGCCTGCCATGGCTTAGGAATCCTTCTTCACGCCGACCCGCTTGAGCTCGCGCTCCATGCTTGAGGTGGCAGTTGCGGGGCCGGCCGGAGGGGTGGCCGGGATGTGTGAGGAGGTCGGCTGCCGCTCCTCGGCGGTGACGAGCTTGTCGAGGAGCGCGGACCGGATCTGGTCCAGGCTCTTGCCCTCGCTGAGTTGCGTCGCGGCGAAGTCTTCGGGGATGCTCGGGTCTTTCCGGCGGGCCGAGGCGACGATCATCGCGGCCTCGGCCGCCATACCGAAGCGGGCCGTCGCCGCCTCGACACTGGCGCCCTCGGCGAGAAGGCCGGCGATGAGCCCGGGCTGACCGCCAGCCACGCAGATGCGGGCGATCTCGGCGGCGTTGGTGCGCGTGATTGACTGGCCGGCCTGGACTTCCAGCTCACGCTCGGCGGTCGCGATCTGGCGGTCGAGGTCGGCCACCTGGGCGGACGCGGCATCGAAGTCGCGCTGCTCGTCGGCGGTCATGGAACGGTCGCGGGATGCGGCCGTCAGGGTATTCATGCGGTCGGACGCCCTCGCGCGGTCGCGACGAAGGCCAGCGAGGTCGCTCGGCATTCCATTCTCCTGGTGTGGTGGAGAGCGCCGCAGCGCCCGTATCCCGGCTCGCGCCGTGGATGGATCGCGGCTAGAGCCGCGCGGCTCGCGCCCGGCGCTCGTTGGCTGCCGTGCGGGCCAGTTCGGAATAGGTGCGCTCGTAGCTCTGGACGCGGTCAGCCATCTTGGCCGTCACCGCGGTCGCGCCGACCTTCATGCCGCCGCCGCCAAAGTCGCTGCGGACCGTCGCCACCGGCACACCGCGCCCGCGGGCGACATCAGCGATGAACTGGGTCTCGATCGCGTCAAGGAGCGTGCGGATCTCGGCCACGCCTTCTTCGGCCTGCGGGTCGGGCCGCTTGTTCGGGGCGTTGGTCGAGACGATCTCGATGGCGAGCGTGCCGTCCGCGCTCGGCTGGACCTGCTTGGCGATCGAGGCGACGACACCGATCGAGCCGACCATGCCGGTCTTCTCGATGGCGACCTCGGGGACTGCGGACGCGATCCAGTAGGCGGCCGACGCTGCCGAGCCCGACACGTGAGCGATCATGCGCTTCTTGCCGCGCATCGCATGCAGCTGATCGGCCAGGGCGTTGATGCCGGTCGGCGACCCGCCTGGGCTGTCGACAAGCAGCATGATCGCGCCGATGTCGGGATTGTTCGCCGCAAGCCGCAGGTCGTTGGCGAGCATGCTGGCCGACACCGCGCCGCTCATCTCGGTCATCATGTTGGCCCGCGGGAAGATCGGCCCAATCACCGGCACGATCGCCACGCCGTCGGCGGTGCGCATCGCGTAGCGGGCGCCCTCCAGGCGCTGAGGGCTGCCGCCGATGACGGCCTGCAGGTCGGTGCGCAGCCAGAGATCGCCCTCGGCCTGCCGCCGCTCGCCACGCTCGACCCGCTCGAGGCCCGCAATCTGCGCCAGAACGTGCAGGTAGTCGGGACGAATGGCCCACGGTTCGCCCGTGAGCGCGTGAAGAGCGCTCGTCATGCCGGCTCCGGTGTCTTGGGCGGGTCGTCCTCGGCCGGCGTGTTGCCGGGGGCAGGCTCGGCGGCCTTCAGGCGCCCGTCGCTCGCGTACTTGAGGCCAAGGCGGTCTGCCCGGTCGTTGTCCGCCTTCTGCTCGGCGTCGACCGTCTCGGCGTCGTAGCCCGCCTCCGCGACCTTGCGAGTGCGGGTCGAGAAGCCAGCGGCGACCTCCATCTGCTTGCCCTGCACGTCCTGGACGGGGTGGATGTACGGCCACGCCTGCGGGATCCAGTTCACGGCGTAGGCCTGCCGACGCGTCATGCCCTCGGGCAGGCGCAACGCGCCCGACAGCAGCGCGAGGTCGATCCAGCGGATCCAGATCGGTCGGCAGAACTGGAACACGACGAGGTGGTGCTGCCACTGCTCGACGGCACGGCGGAAATCGTTGAGCGCGGCGCGCAGCGTCCGGTCGTTGAGCTGCGAGTAGTCCCCGCTCAGGATCTCGTAGAGGAGGCCGCAGGCCGCCGCGATGCCGCGCTTGGCCTCGCGGATGAACACCTCGAACTGCGTGCCGACGTCCGGCGGCGTGAGGAACGTCATGTCCTCGCCGTCGGCGAGCACGTGAACGGTGCCGGGCTCGATATCGATGCCGGCGCTGCCGTCGTCCTCGATCTCGTCAGGGTCGAGGCCTAGCGGCTCCTGACCATCGACGATCGTCTTCTTGACGAAGGCGACGAGGCGGGCCGCGTTCTTTTTTCGGACGAGCTCGGCGTCGAGATAGCTGTCGAGGTCGTAGAGCGTGCGCAGCGCCCGGGCGAGCCAGGGTTCGCCGCGGTCCTGGCCCGGCCGCATCGCGCGGAACAGGTGGCAGATGTCCGCCGCAGGGACCTCGCTCGTCGTGAAGCCGTTCGACGAGTAGACGCCGTCGCCCGGGTGCTCCTGGAACAGCCGGTAAGCCTCGCGCCGGCCGATGGCGTTGTAGATGATGCCCTGCCGCAGCCGCTTTGTGGCGTCGGTGTCGAAGTGCGGGCAGTGGTCGCCTTCGAGCACCTGAAGCTGGAGAGGCACCGTGAGGCCGTCGCTCGCACGCCGGGTCCGCAGCCGCGTGAAGGTCTCGCCGCCCTCGACCATGCCCCGCACGGCGATGGCGGTGAGCCCATAGAAGTCGTGCGCGCCGATGCTGTCGGCCTCGTCGGCCCAGTCGAACCAGAGCGCCTGCACCTGAGCGCGAAATGCCGCGTCCTCGGCCTTGTGCGCCTCGATCTGCTCGGGCGTAAGGCCAGCCGGGATCGGCCGAGCCGCCATCGAGCGCGGCATGATCCCGGTGCCGACGATGTTCGTCACCAGCCGGTCGACGGCGGCGCCCGCGTAGGGGTTCTTGCGCGCCTGGTCCCGCGACTTCCGCCGCAGCTCCTCCAGCGAGTAGGTGATGGCCGTGTTCGGGCCGTAGCTGCCGACGCGCCAGGAGCGCGAGCGCCGCCCGCTGCCGCCGGCGACGTCGTAGGGCGCCGCCTCGTACGACCCGCCGACGGCGCGCTCGCCCGACAAGTCACCCGCTACGGCGTCGATGGTGCCTTGGATCATCACCACCCGTTGCCGCCCGTCAGCACGATGCGGCGCAGCCGCCGACGCGCGCCGGCACCGAGCGTCTGCGCCTCGAGCCCAGCGATCCGTGCGTCGAGGTCGGCGAGCGCTTTCCGCTGATCGTCATATTCTCGGTAGGTCACGCTGCCCGTGTCCGCGCTTTCCGCCCTGATGACTCCGCTCGCCATCTGCGAAAGCAGCTTCACGCGCTGCGCCTTGGCAGCGTCGAGCTCCTGCTGTGGCGTCTGCGCCATGCCGCTACCTCGCCACTCGGGATCGGACCTTGCTGCGGCGCGAGGCGCTGCGCTGAAGGTTCCGGCTTGTCTCGTTGCCCGTCGCCGCCGCGATGGCTGCGGCCGGCACCTCGTCGAGCGGGATGACCCGCGCCTTCCGCTCAATGCCGAGCGCGCCCTCTAACTCGCGCCAGTGCGTCTCGCGCCAGCGGTCCCAGCCGCGCATTGCGGCCAAGCCCCTGGCATAGTTCGCGCAGTCCAGCACCTCGTTCCGGCGCCCGCCGATCGGCACCCACTCGCGCCGGGTCCGGCCGCGGGTGACGTGGGTGATCAGCTCCTCGGCGGTGAGCTGCTTGACTTGGT